TAGATAGGGGAAACAATGCTAGAAGATACTAAAGCCTACAAACTAGGCTACGAGCACGGTAAGCGTGCTAGTGGCTCTGTTTGGAATGGCAACACAACGAGAGCAGAGTATCTCGCAATACTTGATGGATACGAATACGAATTTGTGCCTGTCATGGATTTGTGCCCTAATCCGCTTAGCGGGGAATGGGCGAGTGAAAGCATAAGCGAATTGTTTGGTTTAAATATTGGCGACGATATGCCAGATGATGAAGAGTTAGCAGACTACGAAAGCGGATTTCAAATAGCGTTTTGGGATTCGTTGCTCAATCATTGCAAATATATGACCGAAGAAGAGAGTGGCTCATGATAGTAGATGACAATTTCGTAGCGCTCGCGATGTTCGCGTTAATCGGCGTTATCTATCTTGCTTACAAGGTAGGCGAGTATGTAGGGCAAACAAAGAAGTGACGAATGTCACACTCTTTAGTCTTGACAACACTAACTAAGTGTGATACAGTAAGACATATCAACATAACGAAAGGGTAAAAACAATGAAAGACAGACCAAACATACAATGCTCGCAATGCAAAAGCGAGGTTCACCCGTTGGATTTATTTTCGGGGAATGTCTGCCTACCATGCTATGCGAAAGAACATGAGAATGATACACCCGAACAGATGTTCGCAGTTATCACTAGCGCATTCGGTGGCAGATAATGACTAGCGCAGAAGAACTAAAAGAAAACATAGGCAAGACCGCAATGCTAACAGTATCGGGTTCGCCATTAAAGTTTGCGGTAACGATACTAGACGCTCGCTCTAGGTATGGTCATCTTGATTACAAGGTGACGCCGATATCGGGTGAAGGTGAGACATGGCACGCAGACTGCAATGTCACGGTGCTTGACAACGATACACAAGTGTAATACAATAACATAACATAACAATAACAAACAAAGGGGAAAGCAATGGAAATTACAGAAGAGACAGAGAAGTTATACACATACGAAGAATATCTACTAGAACATTATTTCGGCGAAGGCGACCCAATGGAAGCGTTCCGCCATTACCTATACAACCAACACGAAGAGCAAAGCAAACTAAACGAGGACGACTGGGGAGATAGGTTCTCTAGTTTTGAAGACTCGTATGTCGGGTGTATGCCGTTTAGAGATTATGTTGAAGAAACTTTTTTAGAAACGAACGAAGTCCCGAAACATCTTGAAAGTTATATAGATTATGACGCAGTTGCCCGCGACTGGGAACTCGGCGGAGACTTTTGGACAGTCTCGGATGGTATGGGTAACGACTACATATTCAGGAGTTACTAATGACTCGCAAACAATACACAAAGACACTAAGCAAACTGTCAGCGATGACAGACAACGAACTATGGCAACACTACGCCAAACTCAATAGGCAATCTATCGCAAAGACATTAGAACATAGGTGCATTACGCTTAGCGAATTAGAAAAGCGTGGTGTTCGCGGGTTGATTATTGACGGGGAGTTGGTGAGATAATGCCACGCACAAAACAACTGAACATGAAAGCGATACTAAAAGCATACGAAGCAGAAGCGAAACGAGCAGAACGCAACGCGAAAGCGTACAGGAGCGACGCGCTCGGGCAATACTGGATTGAGCACGCTTGCAAGGTTAGACAATACAAACAACTAGCAGAACGGGAGACAGCACAATGAGTATCTACAGCGTATCGGTATGGAATTTAGAAAAGATATATGCAAAGTCAGAAGAGGAAGCAGTCAAAATAATCAGACAAGAATTCTACGACGGCGCATATCGTGGACGCGACTTTGAATATGACGATGCGGAACTAGCAGAAGGCGAAGTAAACGATGAGCGTTTGGTGGCTTGGAACTTGTGTAAAAATGGTGCACCATATCCGAAACAAATAAACCCTTACGAGAACACGGTAGAAGCCAACGATTCTGACGAAGCGGAAGAGGAGCATTCGGTTATGACAATTTGTACGGTTCTCGTTGAAGCCGAAGACGAAGAGCAAGCAATGTGTAATGCGTCAAATACTTTTCACTATATAAATAAAGATGAATTTGAGATAAGGATTTCGGGATGAGACAATCAGCGATGGATGTCTTACGCAGGTGTTACGACTGTGCCCAATATCGTTACGAGGTTTATTGTGACCCGATAGACGGCGCATACTTTTGCCAGCAATGCCATGACGAAAGAGTAAAAGAGGGGGAGGTGAGTTATGGAGAGTGAGACAGCGAGAGCGTTTATTTTCGTTGCTGTTTGTTTGCTTTGGGTTGCCCCGTTTGCGGTCAATAGTTGGAGAGAAGCGCAGAGGGAGCGAAGCAGGGCGAATCATCCGACAGCACGAAGAGGGTAGGCGAACAGGTGTTCGTGTTAGGTTAGCCTTACATTGTGAATTTGTTCACAAGCGTACAGGTGTTGGGTTTGAGGGTGTGACATATTTCACAAAGATTGTACTTGACAAGGGTAACTAAGTGTGATACAGTATAGATACAAGTTACGAAAGGGGAACGGGGGTGAATATGAAAACTGAAGGCACACGAGTTACCTATGCCGATAGTGAAGGCAACTTAATTAGTGGCGTTGTTGAGGGTTACGACTCTCATCTGCGTTACATGATTAAACGAGATAACACGAGCGTCTACGAAGGGTTAGCAATTGTAGACGAGTCACGGATAATGAAGTAAGTAGGCAGGGTGACTGGCAGACATCGGGGTTCAAGTCCCCGACACCCACAAGGTCTTAAGACCGACACACAACACAACAACGAAGGGAAACAAATGAAAGCATTAGAGACAGTCAAACTAATAGAGGTCACACTCGTACTATCCATAGAAACCTACGGCACACAACAAATGTTCTGTGGCATGGACTACATCGTGGTGCAAGACGAAGCACAGGTGCTCGGCTGTTCAGAGCGTGAACTGCAAGTCACACCAAAAGAAGGCGAGTAACAAAATGAAACTGAAGCAACGCACAATGTCTTACGAAACTTGGTGCAGGTTCAACGACCTAGACCCAGCAGACCTAGACACAAACTACATCACATACCTAAACTGGAAAGAGGAGCAATGCAAGACACAGCAATAATGGCAATAGCAGACAGCGAACTATCGCTACTGCAAGCATTCACACAAGGCTACATAAATGCGCTCGTCGCCCACGACAAAGCGTACGAAGGGATGGATGAGTTCTACTGTTTCAATGACAAGTGGGACATCAACATTCATTCAGTTGGGCAGAAGCCGAGAACGATATACGCAGTTGCGTATCCGCAGACGCTAGACAAGGACGGATATTTGTCCACCGATACATCTCATTGGGTTGAGGTAGGTCAGTATGACATGAACGGGACAGCCAAACGAAAGGTGACACAATGAACAAGAAGCAAATAAGTTTTCTTGAAGGCGAAAACAAAATAAAAATTGGGCACGAACTCTTTATGAATAGTCACGACACCGAACAATGGGTTTCGTTAATGGACTACGAAATTGAGGTAACCAAAACTGGGGACAACATCAGTCTTGGAATACATAAGGCAGATGAATGGAACTATGACTCAAAACATTTATTGTTTACTATACAAATGAAGGAGACAGCACAATGAAAGTTCAAGAACTTATAGACAATCTCAAAGAACATAAACCCGATGAAGAAATCATCATCGCTTACTGGACTAGAGAATGGTTCGCGGACGTACTTGACCGCGATATTAACGATGAGCAATGGGAAGAAATTATTCAATCGGGTAATCACCAACTTAAATGCACAAATATTGGTGATTATTTAATTGACTTAGCCAACGAGGTATTACCTTTAGAAGAGGATATAGCACAATGAAACAACAGCCGACAGTCCACCACTACATCCTGACCTACGACGCAGATAACCAACTGTGGTATCACGATGTTGAAACCGAACGAGAGAAGTTCCCTGATGGTGCAACGATGAACCTAGACACAGGCGAAACCTACTGGGGTTACCTCGGTGACGGCGAGTACGCACCGAACGAATCAGAACTAAACGAGCAGATAGTCCGAGCAGTCCGACAACTTAATCAAAACAATCGTGAAGTACCATTCACGGTAGAAGACTTTGAAGACTACAAAACTGCCGAACTAGACGACGAAACTGACCGCACCCACATACCATACCCACCATTTTGAAACGCTCTAATGCGTTCCTAATGCGCGTTATTTTCACGAAAGACCCTAATGACCCACAAACTAATCAATTTCCTAGCAACACGCCCATCAATAGAAATCCTGTTAGAAATTAAACAGCGACTACTACCACGCAACACCGAACCGAACTTCATCTACCCATCACACCACTACATCGTTGCGAAGATGGCAGGCAACCAGCCTGTCGCCTACTGGAAAGGGTCAGGACACGCCACGAATGGGCGATGGACTAAACGAAAAGACTTAGCGCACCAATACGCAACCGAATACCAAGCACGCCGAGACACCGAGCAATGCGACCTGTCCTATCAATACAACTACCAGATACAGTTGGTTAAATAATCTGCTAACATAAAGTTTGGATTTGCCCTGCTCCGCAGGTATCCCCTTCCCTAGCGTCGTAGCGGGGCAAGTCCATTTAACTTACCGCCCGTACCACCATGACGACGGTACTCTCGCTCTCTCGGGGTCTTACCACCCCACACACCGTACCTTCTTATGTCATTCGTTTCGCATTCCATAGCGTAAGCCAAACACTTCTCAGCGACAGGGCAACGCTCACAAACCTTCACCGCTTCATCATAGATACCAGCAGTAGACACACCGACAGCAGTCTCAGGAAAGAAAATACTTGTTTTCATTCCGCGACACAGCGCATTATCAAACCAATCTAAATGTTTAAGGTCAATCATGTTTAAATCTTTCCAAGTTCGCTGTATGTATTTCAGACTTCAGTTGCTCTATCAACGCATTCAATCGTGCTATCTCGTCTAGCAGACCGTTCACTATTTCTTCACTCTTCTTCTGAGTCATCTAACTTATCTCCACATACGGGCTTAACTGGCAACAATTGTTTAGGCAAACATGAACACAGTCTTGCTTTCATTGTCTCTCCTTAGCATGGTGAACCATTGACAGGCAACCGATGTAGCCTGCTGTGTCCACGATACTGTCGTGATGCCATCCGCCGTCAGCGATTGCTGTCCTAAGACGCGACAGTTTAACTGCGACCATGAACATGACTGCTTGTTCTACTGTGAGCGACACGCCTGTCATGCCTTCAAAGATGTCGCGTGCCTGTGTGTAGTCTTCTAATGGGTGGGCGTACTGTGCTTGTCTTGCGCCTGTGATTAGCGAGTGTGCTTCTAACAGTATTTCTGAGCCGTTGCAATCTTCAATCATGGTTAGGGTTTCTCCATACTGCTGGCGAGTAGTTCAGTTCTATGGCGTCTTTGTGTGCTTCGCTTTCGTAACAGCGCATGATATGAAGGCACGGGTCTGAGCCGTCTTCGAATTCTGCGTCTTCTGTTATAGAAGTTGGTAGCCCATCGTGTGTGTAGCAGACAGGTGGTGACACCCATCCGCTACGCATACCGATTTCTAACCATTGTTCAAAATCTAATTCCATTATGTCCACTAGAACGCTTCTTCTTCTTGCAAGAATCCAATCTTACCGAAATCGTTTTGTGCTTTCGTTACAACCTGCACCGTTTTGTCTGCCATGACTGGGTTGAATCGGCAAGTTAATCCGATTTCGTCGGCAAGAATTTTGCTGGATGTTTTCTTCTGCCCATCTTTCTCATAGGTGGAGATGTCTAGTTTGCCTGCGACTATCACTCGGCTACCTTTTTCTATGGATGCCGCAGCGTACTCTGCCATCTGTCCGAAGACAGTAACATTGTGCCAGACGGTAACTTTCTTGTCGTCTTTACCGCTTGTTGTAGCAACTGTGAATGTGCCCACAGCCATCCCGCTTTGCGAGAATTTCAGTTCGACAGGTTTACCTGCGTTCCCTACGATTGTTATGTTATTCATTTGGATACCTCTTTCATTGGTTGGATTATTGGTTCTCTTTTGTTAGAGACTTTGTTGTCGCACAAATGCAACGGGGGTTCAGACAAGCGAACATAGGTGGTTAAGGTCATATCGCAACGGTCACAGAACCATCGGGTTTGTTTACTTCCCTTCATACAGCCACTATATCAGGGGCGTTTAATAGCCCACGGTCCCCAGCCGTAGCCGTGTTTATCTACACCGTACTGGTAGATGACCAGCCCTGCTGTAAGACAGACACGAGGGTTGTAGAGGTCATCGACGTGGGTTAGGACACCTTTGTCGCGAAGCCATCGTGTCCATGACCCGTTGATTTGGATGAGACAACGGCTACCACCGTTAGGGTCAGTCGGGTTGAACGCTTTGGTTTGTCCTCGTGACTCACGATGTATCACATAGTCGAGGGTCATCATCTGGTTTTCCGCCCATCCGATTTCTCGTGCCAAAGCCCACCATTCTGGATGTCGGGCGTCTGCTGGTATCGGCGGTTGCGGTATTGTCTCCCTTAACTGGTATTCAACTGCTTGCATTGCTTGTATCGGTTTAGGTGGTGGGGCTTTCGCTGTTGAGACAGACCCCCCAAAGAACAGTAACCCTGTCACGGTGGCAAGTATATGTTTAAACATTAATCCTCTAATCGTAGGTGGATACGGTCATCAACTCGTTTACCTCTGTTGGGTATATGAGAAATCCTTTCGCTGGATTGTCGGAGTTGGGTGCGGCGATTTTAATTTGGAGTTTGTTTTTGTTTGCTCTCAAATATCTTTTTAATCTGCCGAGTTCTATTATACAGAAAGCGTTGGGTGCAAACATGTACACCCACCATTTCGCTGTTGTTACCGCTATACCAGATGGCTTCCAGCCTGTGTTTCGTGGGTTCTGTTCGAACTCCACAAAAATTCTTCCGTTGCGGAACCTGTCGTACTTCACTTCGAATGAACCTTCGCTTAAATCTGCGAGAAACTGTTTAACTATTTCTTCGCCTTGATGACCGAACGCTAAATCTTTTGTGAAATCATGCGGGTTAATGTCATGCGAAGGAACATAACCTTCGGTGCGTTTAATATCAGTCATTAATTTTAACTGACTCGTAGCCACGATTCAAGAACGCATCCAAAGCGGAACGTTCACGTGGTGACACACCAAGTTTCTGCACAAACTTATCTGCGTTATAGATTCGTTCCATTAAACATTCGTACAGTTCTCGTGCTATGTCTTCCATCAGTAACCTGCTTTCTTTAAAATGGTTATCAAGTCTTCAAGTCTTAAGACCGCATACTGGTCTGCTGGGTTGCCGTAACTGCGACGCTTAGCCACAACTATTCCAAGTTCTGCTTTAGCGTTGTCACGTTCAACTTGTGCTTCATGTAACCATGTTGAGAAGTTGAGAACCTTCTGGTTTTTGCATTCCCAAACAAGTCGCGGGTCTGTGCCAGCGATATCACCTTTGTCGTTCATCCCGTGTAACGTTCGCCGTTCCACATGAGGGTAGAACTGTGCAAGATAGTTCACTATGAAGGTTTCGAAACTGGTTCCTTTAGCGCGTTCCTTGGACACGAGCCGACTCCTCTGCTAATAGTTGGCGTAACAGAAGGCTTCTGCTGACACCACGTTTCTTGCATAGTTGTTTGATTGTTTCCATTTGGTCTGCTGTTAAACGCAAAGCGACTATCGCTGTTGAACGGGTTTTACCTGTCGGGTCTACTGTCCGATAGTTAGCCATTGGTTACACCTTTTAGTTCTGTGAACGCTGTACGCAATGTTGATAGGTCTTTTTGTAGGATTTGTCCAGCCCAGTTCAAGCCTGCTTTTTCTGCGACGGCGTTAGGTACTAGCCCTGCTTTTTCGCAGGCATCAACGAACTGTTTCACCTGTGTTTTGGTGAGTGGTGCGTTGTCGTCAGTCACGGTGGAAGCCACAGCCTTGCCTGCTTGTGGCTTCCCCGCTACTGCTGACTTGTCATCCCATTCTGATTTAGACCAGAGTGACAGACAGATACCGAAGCGCATGGATGCGTTGCGTAGGAAATCGCCGATGAGTTCTTTATCTAGGTCTGGTTTGTCTGCGCGTACCGAGCCGACACCGAGGATTGATTTCCCGAGGATGGTGAGGTGTGCCCACATGACTGCCATGCCGTTTACTTCTGTGATGGCTGGTCTGCCGTTCACCCATCCGCATGGTTCCCATGACCACATCGGGTCGATGTCGATGAGGATGCGTGTGATTTCTGCGTGACCTACGAAGTCGAGTTGGATGCCACCTCTCGGTAGTTTCCCGACGATTGACGGGTCTGGTACTGCGTATTCGGTGAGGATATCTTCTAGTTTCATACTCGTTCCCCTTTCAAGAGAAGTGTTCTGTTGGTTACTTTCTTACTGTATTTCTCTGCTATCGCTGGTTCTAATGCTTTTAACGTTTTGATGTCTAGGCTTGCCCATGTTCTGCCTTTCCATGTGGCGATGATTGTGCCGTTCACGGTGGCGTATTCGTTTGTGCCTATCATGTCGCACAGTTCTGCTTTCAATCTGTCTTCCATTTCTTGATACGCTTTCAATTCTTTCTTAACGTGTTTCAGTTGCTCTACCAGTTCGGCGGCTGTTGGGGGCAGTTCCACCGATGTGCCTGTCGGCTTCTGGTATCGGGTGCTAATCGTTTCATATGACCAATGCACACCATCTGGGGTGATGCCAAGGTCAATGGATGTCAACCATTTCGCTACCGCGTCACAATGCTCCTGTTTTTCTTGGTCGGTTATCTTCTGCTCATAGATGTAGAGAACCATCGTTGAGTCAAATATCGCCCATGTGATGAGGTTCACGTCAGCGCAGATGGCTTGTTGGATGCCTTGGATGCGCCAATAGTCTGGTAGTTCGCCACCCCATTCACGGCTCATCGTTTTGATTTCCAACACTTTGCGTTCGTCACCGTTTTCGTAGAGTCCGTCGAGGGTGGCTATCATGCGTGCGCCTTCGGGTGTTTCTGCGCTAAACATTTCCTCTGGTGTTATATATGGGATGCCTGTTTTGTCGCAAGCCCATTGCAACACGAAAGGTTCCAGACGGTTCCCTCGTTCCATTGCAGGGTTCGGTGGTATCGGTGATGGTGGTACGTCGCCTAACAGTTCGGCGGCGTATTTG